CCAATAATCAGCTGAATAATTTCTTTGTCGTCCTTTGCTCCAAGAGCCACAGCTCGCAAACGTATCTCGTCTTCTACAACTTCAAGTTGGTTGAAGATACCTCTAATCTGATTGAAGTATAGGTTTTCTAAGAAGTCTGGAAATACCTTTACGCCTGTCTGATCTCTGTTTTTGAACATCTGATAAAATACAGATGATGGTATCTTGTTGTATGCAGGTGGACGAACCTCAATATGACCCTGAGTATTTGCAAAGCACTCAAGACCAAGTAGTTTCTTTACACCAGTTATCTGATCCCCGATATGTGTATACTGAGAGTTGAAAAGCTCAATATTAGAGCCAATCTTTCTTTCAAAAGCCTGTATGTCTAGATTCTTATCATACTGATCATCAACAATAAACAGGTTCTTATCTTCGTTCGCTCGTACTTGCCAAAATCTACGAGCAGTAAACCTGAACAAATTCTTTCTAAGCTGAAGTTCATCCCTTTGCTTTTGAGCTGTAGATGACTTTGCATCATCAATCGAGGATAGCGTTGGATTTGCATTCAACTCATTTCCAACTAACGTCAAGCCAATGTTTGGATTGTTTGCTAGCTGGTTTGAAACTGTAGCAGAGAACAAATCTTGTTGTGTTTTGATCTCGGCACCAAGAGATGCTATTCTAGTCTGAAGAGCTGATCCCTTTCCACCAGGATCTCCATCATCTCCAGCAATAGCTCTACCAGAATCATCTCTGCCAATGAAAGCTGAAGGATCAACGAAGAATCCTCCCTGCAAAAGAGTAAGCTCATCTTGAACTCTTGCTCGTTCAGCAAGTTTCTGATTTAGTGTTGAATTTTGTGTAATGATGTCTAGTTTTTGCTGTGTAATAAAAGAGTCCAACTCTGGGTTTATTACAAGCTTCTTGTATGGAATGAAATTTCCCCATATAAGATTCTGCTTCTCAATATCAGCAACCAGTCCTTGTATGTAAGTTGATGCAGCTGGAATATTGGTTGCATCATCCTTGACTCCAAGTGAGTTGCCGTTAGCGATAGCGGCTGTCAAGAAAGTTTCATAGTTGTAAGGTTTGCCAGTTACCAGAAGTGATATTACGTTCATAATATCCTGTCCAGCAAAAGGTTGATTCGTCAAAAGAACTGTTCTTTCCTGGTCAATAGAAACAGTTTTGTTTGGTCTTGATGTGTCTGTAAGTGTTTGAATTCCTTGCTTCCATCTGTAAACCATACCGTCAGGGTCATGAAGAACCGCTCTAAAGTCACCAAAAGAAATCTCTTTGGTGGGTTCTTTGTACGTTTTTTCAGTTACGGTTTGACCTTTGTTTGGTCCAGATCTAAATGTGCACAGCCCAGACAGAAGAAGCTTCTGGTTCTCTGGTAACAATGGTGGGAAGTCACCCTCGCCAATAGATGTGATAGGTACACCAGTAGCTGCATCAAATGATACATCAAATGGTGTGAGTGGATCGTAGATGGATGCGTTGAAAACATCTGCTGCTGGTTTGAAGTTGATAAGACCCTTGTCAAAGAATCCAGTATTATCCTCACAGGAAACATCAATCATCCACTTACCATCAGACCAGTTTCCAGAAACTCCTTGACCACCCTTACCAACAATACCTGAGAAAATACAAGGTCCAGTTGGCTGTGATGTGATGTCTTGTCTAAATTGACGCCAAAGCCACTTTGGCATACCTTCGCCAACAATAGCAATACGCTCAATGTCATCCCAAGATTCACCACTTGAAAACATAGACAGCTGAGTATTGATGTTCTTGAGAATAGAATCGAACTTCTTTATGACGCCCACACCACTTTGAGCTTGCTGAGCGGCAAAACCACCAGGCAAACGCTGATCTTCATCTGTTCTGGATGTCATCCATATAGTGATGGTATCCATTGGCTGTATGATAAACTTACCATTGAAGAACAAACGCATTCTGTTTCTTGCATAATTTACTTCAGCATTACGCTTTTTCAAATCTCTTCTTGAAGTTGTTCTCTGATCTAATAGAGTGTATACATTAGATATGATACTTGAAAACTTCTCTTGCTCAGATGGTGTAAGCTGATTTCTTGGAGAGATTCCATTGGGATCATTTCCAGTTAGGAACTGGGGCTCAATCTCAACACCACCAGTAGAGAATAGGTTTCCAACAGAAGTCGCCACTTGACTGAAGTTCTTTGCAGATTCGAATCCAGAGAATGATTGCTGTATACCAGTAGAATAATTATGTTGAATCTCAACACCTTCATCGTCTAGTACAGCTCTTACCTTCTTAGAGATTACTGTTCCATTTGCTAGCTTGAAAGTAATCTGAGAGGCGTTTCGATTATATCTCTCAACAGCAAGTTCAGACTTCAAATCATCGATCTGTTTCTGTAGCTCGTTTTCTGCGAACTTAAATGTGCTTCCAGTGCGCATAGGGTTGGTAACATCTGTAAGCGCTTGGTCGATATCTTTTTCTGTAATGGTCAAAAGGTTATACGGATCTTCTATTGACAAATTAGCAGAACCACCACCCCATTCTGTAGAGACAGATGTCTTCACAGAAGAAATGTTAGTCAACTCAAAAGTTCCTGGGCCTTCTCCAATCTGTGAACTAAAAACAGCGTCCCAATCGTTTGTGGTCCAGTTTGATGATATTCCTGGCTCTGAATATGAGATAACCTTTCTCAAAGTATCAAGCGCTGATTTTAGATTGCCATCTACAGCGTCTTTGGAAATCAGAGATACAGAATCAAAAAGAGTAAACAAAGATGGCGCAAGATATGTATTGAACCTACCGGATTCAAAGGATAGTTGCTCAATCTTTGTTAGTTTCTCATATGCTGATAGTATTCTACATTTATTCTGAAACAACCTTTTAGTTGCGGCAATTAGTATTCGCTCTTTCTCTTCAAGAAGATCAAGTCTTGAGTTATCTACAAGTGTAGAAAACATTCTCTTCTTAACTACAACAAAGATATCTGGTTGTTGAAATAGAATAGAACGTGTCCTTGGCCTTAGGTCACGAATAAAACCATCTTCAATATATGTTCTTTCGGCTGATGTATCTATCTTATTTGATGTTGAAGATTTGCCAAGATCTGTATATTCATTCTCAATTGAATGACCAGTACTCTCTCCAATACCAAACTGATTATTAATGACACCGCTAAGAGAAGAAAGAAAACCCATAAACCCTTCTATATCCAGGCATCATAGAGGTCTGTAGCTTTGGAGTGCTTGGTCGATTGTTCTTGACACTCTGGTCAATTGAGATCTCTCCAAAGCACCGATGGATCTGTTAGGAAGAGGATCTCTAAGGTTACCAAAGGAATATGGTGGACCATTTGCAGGATCGGAATTGGATGGACCATTCACAGCAGACCTATGCCATGGCATAAAGTTCAAACGCAATCCACGCTTTTGGGTGGACGTAAATTCCATGGAGTAGTTGAACAACCCAAGCTTGTCGGCGGACTCATCAACAGACATTGATGTGAAAAATCCACGGAAAACCCAACCAGACCAGTACATTTCCGTTTGGAAAGCATTAGACGCTAACGTTGGTTTTGGTGTTGCTGGGTCAATGTTTCCAGATTGGATAACATTGTTCACTTGATCAAAGAAAGAATCCACACCTACACCAAGAGCAGTTCCAATACCTTGAAGAGCGTTTCCAGATCCAAGAGTGGATGAAAGCATGTTTTGTGATTGTTGCTTCTCACGCGCAGCTGCGGCAGCGATGGCCAAGGCATCCATGGACACTTGTTCATTACGATACACATCGTAAAGAACGTTTATTCCCTCCACACCAGATGAGCCTGTTGTGCCAGAAATTGATATGGTCGTAAGCTCTTCGCCCCAGTACTGAATAAGATATCCTCCACGGGTTCTTGTAGGAGAAGGAATGTGTTTCTTATCTGTGTACTTGATGCTTTGAGGATTCACATACATTTCAACGATGCCTGTTTCAGGCAAGAACCAACGGACTATGTTTCTTCGTGCAGTTCCTGTGCGTAGGTTTGGCAAAGAAGCTTGTCGGACTTGAGTGCCAGAAGGTGATGGAAGTTTATCTAAACCAGTAAATCCAGCAGCATCTCCTGATGTACCACCTCTAACAGAGCCTTGTGATATCGAGAAAGAAGAGTCAACGTTGTTGTTAATTTTTTGTAGAATGTCTCCCATTTATACCTCATGGTGTGGCGTTTCCACCAGCTCCGCCTCTAATCTCTCCTTTCTTAGACTGTCTGATTTGTTGATTTACTATGGTCTTCACCTTCTTTTCAAATGGTTCTGTGAAGTTAACTGTAATCTCTACCGGATCAGATGAGAATGAAAGAGGAAGTGTTGGGAAAGCTCCTCCTCCACCGCCAGCTCCACCTCCTGCGACTCCAAGTGCTGGAGGCAGTCTAGAAGTACCAGGGGCTACATCTCCTGTTCCCGAAAATCTACGACGAGGTGCTCCTGTTCCTGTTCCACCTGGAGGTGGCAATGGAGGAGGTGCAGCTCCACCCCCTCCACCAGGAGCACCCATATCAGTTCCAATACCCATACCTGAAAGTAGTGTTTGGCCCATACCAACCACTGGCTCTATAAAGCGACCAACACCTGATTGTCCAAATGAATCCATCCATTCATCAATAGATGCAGAACGGTCTTTTGAAACAATCTCACGACCACCGCCAGGCTTGGCCATAGATTTGATACCAGTTGTTCCAGAATTACCTTTCAAATCTAAATGGATTCCAAAAAGTTCTTTGGTTTGCTCTGAAACATGTTTTAGAGTGTTATTCTGTATAAGGCGAGCATACTCCATATCCTGATGGATTCTCATTACGCCGGTTGCTGTTTTATCTTGCAGTGCTGTTCCACGATCAACAGCATTTTCAAGAGCTTTTTGAGAATCTTCTTGAGCAGCTCCAGGTTGTAGATTATCCATCACACCTGATTGCATAGCTTCGAGAATCTTATACGCTTCACGATCTGTCTTAGCAACACCAGCAACTTGAGTTAGGTATTGTACTTGCTTGTAAAACTCACCCGCCATAGCAGGGTTCTGAGCTGCATCTTTAAGTGTTAGAACTTGACCACCAAACTGAGCTTGCATAGCAGTCATGGTCTTCTTCAACACTTCATCCATCTTGCCTTCTTGAAGTGCGAACTCCATTTGAAATGCACCAGCAAGACCACCAGGACCACCTGTTTGGGAAGATACGAATGCTTGTTTAGCTCTATCCATTCCCATGATACCTTCTGTCATTCCTTGAATGACAGACTGCATAGCTGCAGGAGATATCTTAGATCCTTTGAAAGCTTCATCAAAAGCCTTTACAACGTTTGTAGCAGCCATTGTATTGTCCCCAAGCATCTTGAAGGACTGTGCTATTGACATTACTGTGTTTGTAAATGCTTCAAATCTTAGCTTTGAATCTCCAGCCTTTTCGTAAATGTTAGCTAGTGATTCAAATGCTTCTTGACCAGATACACCAAGCTCTGTATACATATTACCAAGATGTTTTGCAACATCTGCTTGGGGCAACATAAATCCAGTTGCTAGTTTTGAAGTGGCTGCAAGCTGAGACATAGAATCACCAGCAACAGATATTGGCTCTGTTAATGAGTCTGGAATACTTCCAAGTACTTGAGCCAATCCCATCATGGACTCTACAGTCTGACCAGTTGCCTTAGCAGATTCATATGCTAAGTTTGTCATGTCCATGTATTCTTGATCCATATCTCTAAACTGTCCACCAGCTTGGTCCAGCATAGAGCTAAAATTACCCTGAGCTGCTGCAAGAGATATGATTGATCTTTCTAGAGTGTAAGCCTGTGTAGCTCCCTTAGACACAGACTCCATGTAATTTACTAACATAGAGTCTTTGCCAAATGTTCTTTCTAATATTGACTTTGTGTGAGAAAAGGCTCCATCAAGTTTAGACCCAGCATCATAACCGGCAGCTGAGATATTTCCTATACCTGTAATGGCATCTGGAATAATTTTTATCAGAGGTTCAAGAGCTAAAGCGCCCTGGACTGCAAAATTACCCAGTCCATCTGCAGCCAGATCTTCAGCATCTTTGAATTCTTTTAAACTCCCTACAAGATGTGTCCAGGCTTCACTTCCAGCCTCTGTTAGGTTGGCAAATTGCTTTTGCAGTTCTGACAATCCAACAATAGCATCTTTTGCTCCAGACACCATGGACCCGAGCATCTTTTGAATGTCAGGTCCAGCGTGTTTGGAAACTTCTGCAATATCAACGACACTCTTTCCTGCTGCTTTCATTGCTTCAACGAAAGATTGCAGGTTCGTGTCTTTTATTTTAGCAAGAAGCTCTTCAAGGAATGTAAGCGTTACGTCAGCCATTATTCAACCACCTTATGTTTTCGACGCTTTTTGCGTCCTGTATTCATTGTGGCCTCAAGGATTTGCGCACGTACTGCCTTGGATGTTTCGTCCAAATCAGTTGTCTCGAAGTCTGGCTTATCATCTTTGATCATCTTTTGAGCCATTTCTGGGTTAAAGAAAGAGCCTATTAAGATTCCGTGCTGCTTGAGTCTTTCAGTTTCCAATTCCCTGTCATGAATCCAGCCTTCATACAACCACACCTTCAAATATGGGTTAATATGCTCATAAAAAGGATCGTCTGGCAGCTTGCCAAACTCTTTCATCATGAATCTTATAAATTGATGCTCAGGTGTTCGCACCACTTTTTCTAATGGCTTCAACCACCTCCTTTGCCTCTTCCGCATTCTTCGGAGCATATCCATCAATAACTTCTTGAGATAGACGCTCGTACTGTACAAAAAGGTGGTCGATAAGTGCAGAATCCATTTCTGCAAGCAATTCCTTTCTTGCTTGAACTTGCTCTTCGTAATCTAGGTTTGCGGTTCCAAGTACAACGTCAATGGATTGACCATCAGCCAAATACAAAGCATGGGCTAGTGCTTCAATCTTGATATTGTACAAAGACGTTGGCAAGAAACCAACCTTACCATTTGGTAAGCTAATTCGGTTTGCTCTTTCAACTTCTTGAGAAACACAGTTCTGTTCAAAAGCTTTCAATGAACGAAGTGTAATTGTAAGAGTTCCGCCTCTTGGATCTTCAATGATAACATCTCTTGTCTTACGACCCAAGCCAGCAATCAATTCAACTCTACGACGAGCATCATGAACGGCTCTATGCTCGATTTCATCAGCCCTCTCCTGTGCTTGCCTTCTCAAACCAGCAGCAACAGCTGGATTGATCTCTCGGCCAGGAGGGATTTCAGACTGATCAAGTTGGGCTTGTTGTCTTGGAGATCTTTCAGGTCTTTCTTGACGCATGAATGCGCTTTCGTCCTCAACTACCATACGCTTTGCTGTAGGAGGAATGTCGAACTTTGAATTACCAACAGTGCTCTGTATCCTTGCCATATTTCTCCGAATGTTAATAGATCAAACCCTCTATAACAGAGGGTTTGAGTACTAGCACTGTTACATATATCAAGGAAGAACTGAATCCACTACATTTATAAGACCAGCCGCATCCAAAGCACCACGACGCCTTCCAACGTCTGCCTGCTTCTCGAACTGATCGTTGTCGATGATTGGGATCTGACGTGCAGATGGAGCAGGAGCTGCTTGCTTTCCTTGACCAAGGTATGAGTAAAGATGCTCCGCCTTCCATTGCATATCTTCAGTAATTACGAAGTCTGAAGCAGAATATGTAACGCTCAATCCGCTAATCCAAACATTCTTGATAACTGTTGTAATTACGTTATCATTTCCATTGAATCCATCTGCATCTGTTTCATCTGCAGCAAAGATATCAAGGATTACAATGTCAAATGGAATACGTTGTGCGCAAACGTGAACGAAGCCACGTGAGAACGCTGTAGCGATTCTGAGGTTATCAAAGCGAACACGCTTGCAGCTTCCGCTGACTTCTGTAGATTTGTTTGGAACAGAGTCAATATGACCATCGGTTCCAACTTCATCTATCATTTGAATGGAGCGGTCTTCTTTGATATCTATACTCTGAATTGCGCCAATTGGATTACCATCAACTTGGATAATAATCTGCGTTGAAACGCCAGTTCTTGTGACGTTACGACCACCATCTGTTAATATCGAGCCTGTGTGAGGATATACCATTTAACACCTTTAGTTAGTTAAGTCTGCCAACGTTGATCAAAATGTAGATCCAGTTTACTGGGTACACAGGTTGAACGTTCACGGTAATATTCCACTGTCTTGGCTCTACCGAATCCCTACCTACAGTCAAACCATCATAAGCAGTGATCAACCTCTGCTGTATGAATGTTTGCATCAAAGATTGAGCTACTGCAAACAATGTTGCTTTTAGTGTTGGGGTTTCTGCACGGCCAATGTATGGTAGGTATGCTCTACGCATTGCCTTTGCAATTCTATCGCGAACGAACACGATAGAAATCTCTTCTTCTGTTGGCTCTAGTGAATTTGTAGTTGTCTTACCCCAGATAACTAGACCACCACCAGTAACTGGTGTCAAAAGAGTGATACCATTATTTACGATATTCTCTTGTACCAAAGGTGGGAAGAGCTTGTTTCTAAGGATAGTAAATCCAGAAAGTCTCTTGTTTGTTAGAGGCTCTGTGATTTGAGTAGATCCAGAGAAGTAACCAGCTGCAGCTGCGCCGATAAAGAATCCATCTACAAGAGTATTATCCGCTCCAGCCTGGACAACAATCTGATCTGGATAGAAGTAAACTACACGGTACGAATCTCCAAATGCATTCTGTACACCGTAATTAGCTAAGTCTTCTGTATTACCAGAGAGAATGTCAGCTACCGTTGCGCCTTGGATTCCTTCTAGAATACCAATGTTTTCAACTGCTGCATCTGTTGTTCCGATGACGTTATCTGGAGTTAGACCCTGGATAGCGCCAACAAACAGAAGTCTCTCTTTCTTCTGACGAATGTTGGACATCGTTTCAACGTGTACCTTACCATTCTGGAAGATTGCAGAAATTGTCTGAGATGGAACTGGTACAACCATGTCCACTTCGATCTTCTCGGCTGCTGTGTAAGCTTCTAGCCATCCAGCATCAAAGAAGTCAGCATCCCTTGTATCGATAACTGTACAACGAAGTGCCTCACCTAAACCAAGTGCAAGGTCTTGTGTGAATAGAATTCGTGCAGAAGTTGTAACAGAATCAAGTACATGGAACTCTAGATTTTGTTCATTTGTACCAAATGGTGTTGCAGATGAGATAACAAGATTTCCTTGAGAAATTCCTGTGATGGTGAATGTTCCATCATTTCCATTTACAGAGTCAACAATCTGCAAAGACCTTGTAGCCACAAGATCTTCAGTTCCAAACTTCACTGTTGCGGAAGAGAAGGTTGCTGTTGTTGGTCCGGTTACAGTAATGTATCCATCCAATCCAGACTTCTGTACGGATGCTTCAAGCACAACTGTGTATGAATAGTGCTCGGCAGGATTGAATATAAAGGATGATGGGTTCGCTGTGATAGTTGGGTCATAGAAAGGAACCTTGTTAGGAATAATCTGAACTTCTTGACCTGTTGTTGCAGATGTAACAAAGAAGTTGATGTTGTCATCAATATCTGGAGTTACATTCAGTGGTAGATCAAATGTCAAATCATCAGCATCAACATGACCTGAAGCAGAAGCAACTAGCTCGTAAGATACCCTTCTTGGTACGGATGGCTTTGCCTGGATTGCGAAAACACCAGGAGTACCATTATCAAATGCCATCTGAGCTGCTAGAGACAATCTATTTGTAATAGATGGTTGTCCATGCTTAGCAACAAGCTGATTCATATCAGTGAAGAACTCTGGATCGTTTAGATCCTGAAGAGAGATGTATCTAGCTTCAAGTTGATCTCCTCTAATTAGTGCTCCACCCTGAACCTGTACAACAAAGTTATCTCCCTCTTGGAAAGGAATGACACCTTCTGTTACAGCGAATGATAGAACGGAGTTGCTAACAACTGTACCGTTTGACTGCCAGGTGATTTGGTTACCGTATCCATCAAGGAGAATTCCACTTAGTGAGCCACGAGCAATAAACTTTGCGAATCCAGGGATTGGGTTACCATATCCATCTCTACGAACGCTTGAGCAGCGAATTGTCCAGGTTTCTGGCTGCGCGTTCAAATCGACTAGAGAAAGGTTTAGGATACTTCCATTTCCTACATTTCCACCCGCTGGCTTGTAGAACCTACCACCTTGGTCCACCAGAGAAGCTGCTTGAAGTTCAATCTGTCCGGTAGCTGGGTCTAATCTTGCGTCGAAACGAGAATCAAATGGATTTGCTGTAATAGCAGACTCCATAAGATTAAGTGGTACACCGTTCTTCAAAAGAACAGAACGGTTCACAATTACAGGAGCTACTACAT